AGGTCAATCTGTATAGGTGTTAGATTGTATCCACTCATAGGGGTAAAGGCTGGCATCAATTGTCCTCAAAACGTATGTTCATAATACCATACTCTGCCCCATCAACATAGCTCTCAGCATATGTGTGCTTGACATAGCGATAGAGCCGCTCATATCTTGCTCTCCATAGACCATCTTGGTATACTTTTGGGTCACTGGGGACACAAATCATACCCATAATAGCACAACTAAGCTCACCAACTAGCTTGGGACTTGTTTGACCAATAACAGATACGATTGCAGGCTCAATGGTATTCATAATACCGTCAAGGTAGCGACCATCCTCAGAGATATATGCGAATACATCTTGTGCGATAGTAGCTGCTAGTTTTTGTGTAGACTCGTCAGAAAATGCCATGATTAGATAGAGAGGGTGAGTTGTTCAAATTCAAGTGCGTCGATACCAGCAGTATCGTCATCGTGCAGGTCAATCATATCAGTATCTGTCTCAGTAAGCAACTTACCGAACAGAAAGTTTACGAAGTCACGGTCGTCTTGGGTGATCATTGTGCTAACCTCAATTTACGTTCTAGCGATGGATAGTTTGTGTATGGATCATCATAAGGGAAGATATATTCTCGATACCAACCGATACTCATACTTTCCCAAAACTCACCATAACCCCACTCATCACCATTATTAAAACAATCAAGAATGTGATAGATGTTGTGGAAACCATCAAGAAAATCTTCCCATTTAGTTGGTTCTCTAAAACTATTCATTATGCTCAGAAAGGGGATGTCCAGTTGTCGTGTTGCTTGAGTGTGATGCGCCCGTCACGATAGAGACCATCACACACTTGATTGAACACAGACCACTTCTCATCACGTGTGAGTTTCATTGGATGATTAGCGGCTACTTCACGGACGATGCGCTGAACTTGTGACTTGATCATCGTGTTCCCTTTGGCTGATGAATATAGTATAGGGCATCTAGGTGCCCTGTGGTGGGTTAGTGGTCAGTTAAAGAACTGGGTGAGTAACTATGACTTTTGAAATAGTTTGTTCATATAATCAAGTACTTCTTCATCTACATCTTCAGTGATAGATGCTTCTACTACATCATCAATAGAGTTACCTTTCAATACACTCTTAGTTGCAGATGCAGTAATCAGAAATGCCTTAAGTTTATTCTTTGTCTTATCTTCTTTCTCCTTTCTTTTTATAATATCGATTTCATCAATACGTCTTTGAATCTTTTCATTCACAGTAGAATTAAATCCTACCTTTAACATATTCTTTAATCTAACACTCTCTTTAAAGAAATCTTCTCTCATCAGTTTTCTGAGATCTGAATTGAGATAACAATCAATCAGATCATCAGGAAGATTGATATTTAAATATAGTTCTGGATAGATTATATGTGCTGTGTACGCTAACACAAAACCAATACGATGAGTATTATAAATGGCACGAAGGATTTCTTCATCATCAGATGTTTTTGCTAATTCAAGAATTAAACTCTCATCATTCTGCCAAACATTATATGGATAGAGACAATCTTGTTTAAGGGGATACTGTGCTTTCCATTCAGGAATAGCATGTTCCTTATAAATTTTCGAAAAACTTGAAGTTTCTTTAATAACATACAGAATTAATTTTTTTTCTGTTGCAAATACTGGGTCTGGGTATGGAACTGAATTAGATTCGGTCTGATTAGAGAAGAAGTTAAACATGAGTAAGGAAGTAATGGTTACATCAATGGAGTAATTTAGAGGTGAGTAACTTTAATCAGTTGAACTTACCCTGTGTGAAGTTGGTATAGGCGAATACTGGACGATGCGCCGAACTTGTGACTTGATCATTGGTCCCCTTTGGTATGAATATAGTATAACCCACCAGGCAGTGCCGTGGTGAGTTAGTGGTCACTTTACTATGTGGTCCGAGAGTGGTTGCGATGGAATAGATCCATCATATAACCTTCTTTAATGGCTTGCTTTATAATTTCGTCTCCTGTGTATGAATGTAATGGAATATATCTGTGTAGTAAATAGTCTTCGCAATCATTTATCAGGGCGTCCTCTAGGTTATGTCTCATAATTAGATGAATTACTCTGTTAGTATTTACACACATATTATAACAGACTTTTGTGCTTTAACCAAGACAATTTAGACTGTCTTAACCATTCGTTACTTGGTTTTCTTGGATGATTCAACGGCTTGGTAGCCGTAGAGCTTGGGTTTAATCACGCCATAGCCACTTTTGATGCTAATGACCTGAGCAGTGATACCGTCTCTTCGGAACTTATCGTGGTAGACATTGAAGATATCGCTCATCTTATAGCCTCTAACAGCATCATAGGATGTCTCACCATCAATAACATACTCAATGATATGCGTATCAGTGGGAAGTTCTTTGTCCATCTCCCTGATGGCTTGTGGAGTGGTGTTGAGAATGAAGATGTTTACATCACCACGGGTAGCGGCTGCTCTCTCTTCATCTGTCCAGTTGATAAGCATTTGGTAAGCCTCGTTTGCTATGTATGTAGTATAAGGCATCTGTGTGCCTTGGGGTGGTTTAGTGATCAGTTTGGGAAGTGGGTCAGTTTGACCTGAACCTGGTGTTGTTGAAGTTAGCCTGTGCGAACTGGTATCTATCTACAAGTTTGAGACTACCGAACTTGTTAGTACGGACAAAGCCTTCACAAGCTACGGGCATATCACCGATAGATGCCTTGGGACCATCATACACCATCATTGCTTCCATCATCTGCTCTTTGATATCAAGCACTTGGAAGTATGACTGTGTAAGCGTCCAGTCACCTACAATCTGTTCTAGTAGTTGTGGGCTGATTGACTTGCCTTCGCGGATGAATGCGTTGAGGATGATACGAACCTCTTTGGCTTGCTTGGTAGATAGGAACTTAGACTTCTCTACTGATTTACGGATTGCCTTGACTGAATCGTGGAAGATATACTTACAATCAACAGTAGGTTGAACAAACAGAACCTCACCAGTTGATTCTAATACGTGTGATAGTGGGTGAGCAACACAATCCTTGATGGTGTCGCCAACATAATATGTATGAGGTGCAATGATTAGAACCTCATCAACAGGCTCACCGAAATCATATGTGATTGTGTTGGGTGTGTATGATGAATGACCACCCATCCCAATGAAGTCACCTTGATAGATGCCGCCAGTACGGGGCAGGAAGTCAAGGCAGGTGAGGAGAATATCTGCTAGCTCTTCACGGTCACCATAGAACTTGGTGATGTCCTGTGGTGTGTAACAGATCTGAACCTTGACCTTATTGAAGACACTTTTTTTACCTACGAAAAACTTACCATTCTCTGGGTTGATGCCCCATACAATAGCGACTGAACCATCCATCTTCACACTGGTCTCTGAGATTGCAGCAAACCAGTCAAGCACTGATAGGTCGCCTGATAGGATTTGGTCCTCGGGGTGTTCCAGGTGGAGGTTCTTGGTCATTGGTGTCCGTTGCTTATGTAATTAGTATAGGGCATCTGGGTGCCCTGTGGGGGTTCAGTGGTCAGTTTAGGAATTGTTTTTTGTTAATGCTTTATTCAATCGTTTATATTCCATATCCCTTTCCTTTTCCCCATCAAGATCAAACCAAACTACTAAGACCTCTCTTTGTCCACCTGCTTCAAGGGTAATCTCGATCATGTGGGCGCTTTTCTCGTTGTGGTCGTGGAAGGAATATCTATCGTAACTCTTAATTGACACAACATGATCAAGTGAAAACGTGTGATGTTGGTTTATGTCATTAATCCGTTGGGATTTTGTTGTGAAGAACTTTCTTTTAGCCATTGGTGTCCGTTGCTTATGTGAATAGTATAGGGCATCTGGGTGCCCTGTGGGGGTTCAGTGGTTATGGGGAGTGGGTTTAAATAATATACTACAAACTGCCAACAATCCCACTGCAGACCAGTATCCCAAAGTTGGTAATCCAAAAATACCTGGTATGAAAGCATTCCATACCACCATAAGGAACAAAGGTTCTGCAAGGAGAATTGCAACTGCAGCTATAAGACGTCCTGAGTTTTTCATTGGATTTCTAAGGGATGTCATCTATTAGTATAGGGCAGCTGGGTGCCCTGTGGGGGTTCAGTGGTCACTAATGAGATTGGCTGCCTTCCTAATCATCTCACGTAGCTCACAGGAGCTGCTACACTCACTCATCTCATAGAGTAGCTCAAACTCTTTGAGAGCCATTAGAGCGGGTGTGAGCGTGGTCACAGCTACTGTAAGGTGTCGGTAGCTCGCGTCTTGGATATAGTCAGCAACACCAAAGTCAAGCGCAATTGCCTCACTACCACACCTCAACCAGTTCTGAACGTGGAAATCTGCATGGATGATGCCTGCCTTGATTAGGTCGGCGTATAGTTTAGAGCCAAGCATCATAGCATTATCATCCAACCCACCTAGTCTTATGGGGTCATAACCAATGGGAGTATTCTCTACAACTTGCTTGAACTTATCAGTATCAATGGCTTCCATAACAATAATAACAGCACCAGGAACCTCAAACACACTATAGATTTGTGGAGCTAGTCCAGCATCAGCAGCAGTCTGTTGTAGTGCTACTTCTTTGAGTGTGTCTTCATAGCATCCATCTTCAAGCACCTTAACGACCTTACCGTAGCGCATATAGATATCGCTAGAGTAGCCCGATGCGAATGGAATGTGGTACGTCTTCAGTGTGGATAGAAGTGACATTAGATGGAAAAAATAGAAAATGAAATTGGAATCAAGCGCCTTTTAGATTCATTTGAAAATCAAACAAATGACCGTAGAATAGATTCGTATGCTGTTCAACTTCAGTATCATTTAGAATCTTTACGTTAGTACCTAATTCACTTTCAGTCTTACCGAACAGGTTGAAAATAGCTACCTGCTCAATTTGAATATCAGGATACATTGATTCGTGAGCTTTCTTGTAGGCACATAGCTGAATAAGATAGTTTCTCATTGACGAGTTGTTCTTCTTAGCCTTATTGGTTTTCTTATAATCAAATAATGTTACTTTTCCTTTATAGACGCCAATACCATCAAACTTACCATAATAAAAGTGATCTTTGTGATAGATAGACTTCTCTTGAGCCCATACTTCATCAATATCAACTAAAATATCCTTCTTGAAGAGAGATACTACCTTTTCAGTAAAAGTATCAACAATAACACCAGTTTCTAATGCCTTATGGAAGTTACGTCCCTTAGCTGTGGCTTTAGACATAGCAGAGTTAGGATCCTTAAAGAGTTTCTTTAGGGCATCAATCTCACGCTTGGTCTTAACTGAATTGATAATCTTTGTTACACTAGGGGGCATCCACTCAATTACTTTATTGAGTTGAGCGCGGGTCATATAAAAATCCTTCTCATTCATCTTATCAGCGAAGAGGTTGATTTTTGTAGCCATTGGAGGAAAGTCCTTTGTGTTGATGTAATTAGTATAGGGCATCTAGGTGCCCTGTGGGGGTTCAGTGGTCAGTTTAGGATGTGGTACTCTTATGGATTCTCTACAGTATGCAAATCTGTCCCATTCTTCTTCACTGAATGCACCAGAGGCATAGGGGATTCCTACCACTTCAGCACAAAACATATTTATCCTCTCAGAGGCATCTAGGGGGTTCAGGGCAAGCCCTGCAATTAAATATAGCTCGAACATACTTTACAGGTCTCCTTATTGATTGTGGCGTAGATACAGGACTTACCAGCATCCATACCGTTCTTATACAGTATAACAAAGTTCTCACCACGGTCAACCACGTCATAGGTGCGGAGCTGGTCCACATCAGAGGTTGAGAGGGTCATTCTGTTGCGGTGATACCTCATATAGGCATCAAAGGCAAGGTTCTCGGCAAGTTGTAGTGCATCAGTCATGAGTTGTCCTCAGGGTACATTTCATTGATTTTGAATTTTGTGGATTAATTTTCTAGCCTGAAGCTCAGTCTCTAAACAAACAACTCTCTCCATAAGTTCTTCTATTTTTCTATCTTGTTTGCGGCACAAGACAATGATTATATCTTCTAAATTTTCAATCTTGTTGAGTAGTTCCTTTTTTTTCATCAGTTTAGTTGTCCTCCTGTGTGGGGCGCATTGCGTCTTCCAATAAATTTGCATAATTGTCATACCGGAGATCAAAGTAATCACTACGCTCATGAAATTTGGTAGTTCGTAGAAACTCAAGGCACTGCTTCAACTGCCAATCAGCAGCGGCTCGCATGTTCTCTCTCTCACCTGAATCGGGACACCACAACTCAGCCAGTTGATAGCAAATTTCGTCAGTTAGTGGGTGTTTCATAATAGTTTAGTTAAAGGTCTTTACTTTGATCAAGTCAAGTTAACGGATATATAAATATCCTCCCGACCATCCAGCCTTGGCTAGACACTTCTCGCGGCTGATGGGGTCTAGGAGGTTGAAGCGAACACCCTTGGCTGGTGCCTTGGTGCTGGCAGGCTTGTAAACCTCACCAGTCTTCTTGTCCACAAAGGCGTGGATGGAGTCACGCTTGCCATAGCGATACATCCACACCTTATGGAACTTACGACCACCGTCAATGGCGTAGGTGTAGTCGTCAGGGGCATCCTGGGTCAGTGCTTCAATAAGCACCTCGGTGTAGCGTAGCACATCAGCCTCAGCTTTATCAGCAGCAGGCTTGGAGTCAACGTAGTCAGCGAAGGAAGCCATTGGTTGGGTTGGTTGGGTTGGTTGGGTTGGTTGGTTGAACTTAGTATAGCAATAAAAAAGCCCCTAGCAAGGGGCAGTGGACACTACACCAATTGACTCTCAACCAATCCGTGAGTCAAGGCAAACACAACAGCTTGAGTCCTATCCCTAACACCGAGCTTAGATATAGTAGAGCTTACGTGACTCTTTACTGTCTCTGACGATATTCGGAGTTCTTCAGAAATCTCTGAATTCTTCATCCCATTAACAAGACAACTAATGACATCTAGCTCCCTCCTCGATAGTGGATCAGCTAGTACTGGTGCTGGTCTATTATGCTTACAGTACGCATTGAGTACAGGTTGGGGATAGTAAATAGCTCCTTTGGCGATTGTTCTTAAAGCATTGATGAAGTCACCATCACCAGTGCCTATAGATGATATAAACATCACACCATCAGCTCCCGCATCCATAGCCTCTTTGACTACCTCATGGGTCTCTCGCTTGAGGAAGATGAGTACTTTGATCTTTGGATTTAGTTTCTTCACCCTCTCTACTAGTCTGATACCATATCCCCTTTCAAGGTCTTCGGTTGCAATCAACAGATCTGGATTGCTATCGCTTATTATCTCTAGTGCCTCTTCTTCTGTTGATGTACCACCAACGAATGACTGTGCAATAGCTGGGGTCATAACTGTTGCAGTGAGAGTGAACCTATTGCCGCAAGCAACTGCTATCCTCCTGTTAGCAAGTAGTGACTTAGTTTCTGCAACTGACTCCATCAAGGAGTCATTAACTGGATTGATCCTCATGTGTAATTTACTTGTTATGTATAAATTATAGCAAAAAAAGGGGGACTTGCGTCCCCTAGTGAACAGTATATAAACTGTCTATTATTTGCCTACGAACCCATCAGCCCACTCTAAAACAGACAGTGGAGGGGTCCGTTGTAGTTCATGGGTTTCGCATTGATCGTATTGTGATTCCCACCAAATACGATACTCCTCTGTCCCCCACTCTGGGATTTCTAGTTCTGGGTGAATAATACTTTTAGTCATAATTAACCTCTGGACATTCTACATAAAATGTACCCATCACATAACAGGATGGGTTTGTTGTTTGTTGGGGGTTTTGCCTACGAAACTCATTGACAATAATTTCAGGTAAAGTGTCATTACTAGTTCTAATAGGCACATCTAAGCACCCACTAAGAGCACATAGCAACGTGAGTGGGATCATAATTAGAAACCTTTTGGGATGTACTTTTTAATGTCACATACTTCAATGTAATCAATGGCTCTCATTTGTGCCCATTGAAACCAGATTTTTTGGACAGCTTCCCAGCTTTCACAATAAATCTCTTTACGTCCACCTTTAAATACAACTTTATAGTTGTGACGGTCATAATAACCATCGCTTGTTTGTGTGAATGTTTTAATGGAACTCATGCTACTTGAAATTGATTAGAATTGAACTTCCCTCGTGTATCTTCCAATGTTAGGTTTGAGTATGAACTAGTTTGCTCTACACCCTCAACAACATAGGTCTTACCAATGATAAGATTGGATGGATAATCTGAACCAGAGTACTTAACTCGGTCAGGAATAGCACCACCACGGAAAATAACTGTGTCGCCTGTTTGGATACTCATAATAAATTAGATGGGTTAACCCCAATACTCATAGGAGAACTTGTTTGTCCACTCTGAATAGTAGACGTGTTTGATACTAGATGTGTGACGCAAGTAAGCCTCACATATTTTACAGGGACGAGCTTGGCGCAATTCGTTGCCTGAATGACCGCCTAGACGGACCACAACGATCTTGTCTGCCTCTTCCCTAGCCTTTATCATAGCAGATATTTCGGCGTGTAGGTAGATCTTTTCAGATAATCCGACACGTTCTGCCCACTTGGCTTGAATAGGGTGTGTCTTACAGTCGTGGTTGGTTGCCGTAGCAATCACCTTGTTTTTCCGTAGGAGCACAGCACCAACAGGCTTGCGTGATGGTGAAGTACGAGCGACTTCAATGGCTAGGGACATAAAGCTTTCCATACTATAAATTATAGCACAGAATCACTCTAGGTCAATGGCTCTGTTGGTTTCTTTCCAAGCCCTGTACAAATCTTTAACTTGCTGTGCTGCCTGCTTATTGGTCAGCTTACCGCCTGTGAGGGCAGCATCGATATATCCTAGTTGAGTGGCTAGTTTGTGTAGGTTGTCTGCCCTAGCAGCTCCCTTACCACATACATGTGCCCGATCAATAACTAGTTTGAACTCAGAATTAAGCTGCTCTTTACTCTTTTTAAAGGACATATCTTCAATTCAACAAAAAAACCCCGTAGGTTGCCCTACGAGGTTATTTAGCTTACCACTTGTGACCGTACTTGTCAACAAGTTCTTGTTCGACTCTTTGAATCTCTGCCTCCAGGAGAGCATCAGCTTGCTTAATGATCTCAATAATTTCTAAGGGTCGCTTTGGTACAATAATTTGAGCACATTCATGACAACGCTTAGGAGCGTAAGTCATATTTTGTTTGTATGTTTACATAGTTATTTATACTGATAAAAATTCTAAGCAAGAAATGCTGCCATTAGTGGGTTAAGATTTAGAGGCATTGATGTGTAAGGTCTGATATTACTGGGATGAACCTCTTCACCAGCCTTCTTACTATTGATAGGAGAGTACCATACGTTCTTCTTATAGTTGTAGAATGAGTGTATAGTACGGGCACTTTCGCCGCCGTTGTATAGATATGTGGGACCACCACACAACCAAATAGCTGCTACATTCCGCTTGTGTTCTGTAATTTCATAGTGATAGCCTTTAGGGGCTTTCACTGGCATCTCCTTCAATAAATTGGTCAAGTCCAGATTGTCGGGCGATTTCATTACGAATAGTGCGTAGAGTGTCAATTGCTAGGAAGCCTTCAGCATCAAGACCAGCGGCAGATACTGCCTGCTCCATCTTGTTTACTGAATCAGTCATTAGTGTAACAAACCAGTTCCAATCAGAACGAGTTAGTGTGACGGTTACATCTTCGGTATAGTCTGTGATTTGACTAGTATTGTAGTCAATACCAGATTCATACTCACTACCAAAATTTAGTTCAAGTTCTTTTTCATTCATAATCTATTGTATGCAGGTTGATTGGTGCCTTCATCATCATCGTTGTCATCTTCATTCACTCATATTGACGAAATATGCAAGAATAAAGAATAGATATGCCATGTTGAGTAGCATGGCTAATTCAGATTCAGTCATCAAATTCAATAACAACTTTACGGGTAACTTTACCAGTATGGTCAACACAAGTATAGTATTGTGCCTCGGTATTCTTTAGTTTAGCACAGTTTTCAATCTGCGTGTTAAATATAAAATCCCACTCTTCTTGTGTGGTGATGTGGTGTGGTGGTCTAAAATCAATCATATCAGCAAGGCTCAAAGTTTTCAGTGATACAGTAGGAAGGAGGGGGGCTAGCATAGTCCCTGAACTGTGGTTCAGCAGCAGGAGCAACGGGAGCAGGAGCAGCTTGAACACGCTCTACAGGGGCATTCTGATAGGTCTCAGTGGGTGTCTTATCATCACTACCACCACCAAACACACCACCAATGATAACGAGTAAACCTAGACCGAGCAGGGGCAAGCAACCAGCACCACCAGAGCTAGAGCCAGCAGATCCACTAGCCTGCCTCAAGTTGTAGATCTGTTGGACATCACCATACTTTGCTTGGATCTGTTGCTTTGCTCCTGGGTAGGTGCTTGCGTAGACTTCGGCATCAATCTCACCAACATCAGAGTTGACGAACAGTTTAGCGGTCCAGCGAGTAGCAGCCATTTGTAGTGGTGTTGTGTTGATGTAATTAGTATAGGGCATTTGGGTGCCCTGTGGGGGTTCAGTGGTCAGTTTATGAACTGGCGATCATATGATATTTCAAAATGGTAAGAACTGTTATAATAGGAAGAAAAGCGACGAAGAGATATGTGAGACGATTTTTAATCATCCTCTCTGTAAAAATAACCCACCCAATAATAAGACCAGTAAAAAACAGGCAAACTGCCATATGACCAATTGCCTGAAGAAGAGCACCGAAATCCATTGGAAGAAAGTCTTTTGTGTTGATGTGATTAGTATAGGGCATTGAAGACCCTATGGGTGGTTTCGTGTGTAGGTTTCTACACTGGACTTAAACCAGGCAACCCACTCGGCAACCTCTGTTTCATCCATTGTGGCAAAAAGCTTTTCAAGCAAGAAAGTTGAACCATCCCTATCAACCATCATTTCTAGGATTCCATCAGATCCCTGTGCTTCCATTAGTTTAATAAGATCGGAGTTCATTGGGGTCCTGTGTTGATGTAATTAGTATAGGGCATTTGGGTGCCCTGTGGGGGTTAGGTGGACAGTTTAGGACTTGCCATGTATTTTGTCATAGTCTGTAGAAAGCTCTTCAGAAGAACAATAAGCATAAACACACGAGATAACACCTTCAGGTTGATCCGTAGCATCTTCTATGACCCTAAATGTTCCTATTTCAATCGAACGATCAAACTGTTTTAGATACACATCAGTACCACGCCCAATGATAAAATTATCACTATATATCTCCCTACATCGAGTGAGATTTTGGGCACAGATTACTGCCATACCTAAACTATAATCACTTAAAACGCCGTTAAGAACATAGATATTATTCTTCATTAAGATTTTCCTTTGGTATGTAATTAGTATAGGGCATTTGGGTACCCTGTGGGGGTTAGGTGGACACTACAGTATCCGTCACACTAACCCATCATCATTTAGGTATGAGAAGACTGCTAGTGGATTGTTATCGTATCCAGTGACGATAGTTTCAGTCTCACCAGGCATCAGTTCTCTTTCAATTTCAGGTAGTTTCCGCTTTTTCTTCTTTGGTGTAGTATCTACTACTACAACTTCCTCGGTATCTGTTCTCTCAATAGAAAGAACACGCCCAAAAGTTAAGCTAACCGCTTCAGCACGGGCAGCATCCTCATCGGGCATGTTCTTGACTTCTACTGACTTAACAGCACCAGTGTATGTCCTAACTGTTACTATAAAATCCATGTTATTCTAGGTTGTCGTAAACTTTTGAGATTTCATTCTCAAAAAGATCTCTATGATGTTTTAGTCTTTTCTCAAATTTTTTTTCAAGAAGCTTAATTTTATTTACGATGGATTCATAAGCAATGTATAACATACATCCAATAATGAATGCATATACATATTGACTCCAATCAATCACAAATTCTCCTCCGAGTTTTCAATAATAACAATACTAATGTTTAGTCCTGCCCATACAAGTACAGCACCGATGGCTAGCCTGAAGAAGGGGAATGCTTCTCCAGCGTAGCCTAAATTAAAAGCCATATTCTTTTAGTGTGCGAGCGTCTTGTTCTGCATATTCGTCAGCAACCTCTTGATCTTCCCATTCTTCAGAAATACCGAGTGCTTCAAATAAATCAAAGTCTTCAATAAGGTTATTCATAGTTAAAAAATACGTGGTGTGTTGGATATGATGCTACGTGCGTCTTCCTCGTAGTCATATGGACCAAAATAGTCCATACCACCATCACTATATTCTTGGGTGAGATAATACCCCGTACCATAATCAACTCCTTCAGTTGAGATGGCATATGTGAAGGTGATGTACTGATCAGTAACGAACATTTGGTAGGTCATCGTCTCAACAGATTTAATATAGTCCATTTAAGGGGGACTATGGTTAATAGGTGTGACAGTTTACTAACTGACTTTAGGTATCGAAGATTTTACACTCCAGATCCCATGGATTCTCTTCACAGAATCTCTCATACTTTGATCTCCAGCTGTTCTTATCACGCTCCTTAAACCATTTTTCGGTTTCATGTGCCATTGCGCAATGATCAATTTCGATGTAATCGTTGTCCATAATGATTCCGCTGGTATGGTATATTTATAGCTCTGATGTGTCAGGAAAACTTACACTTGACATAAATTTAAGCAGTTGGTCACGGTCCTCTAACAATTGTTCCCTATCAAATGGATTAACACCACTCAACATAGATTCAGCCTCTTCTAGAGTGAAATCATTGTCAGATAGAACAAGACTATCAGCTCCATCAGATACTGTATTTACTGGATTGTCGTGCCTAAATGTGTCTAGCATGGACTTGAAAGTGTCTGCTTGACCCATATGATACTCTGCACTTGTAGCAAAGTCTTCTACGATGCGATCAAAGATTGCTTCTGGGGACTCGTGCTCGGTCAATTCACTCAATACATTGAACAAATTGATGTACAATGTTTCTTTGTAGTCGTGTGTCATAGTTTTACTCCAACGGATGATGAATAGGAACCTACTTCTTGTCCTTTAGGTACAATATATCCTTCTCGTGCCCATTGTAGGTGTGATGGGGTCATTTTAAAGACAGCTTCATATGTACCACCTGTTACTAGTTGAACTAATTCACGGTCATATGAAGTATAAACCCCAAATCGTGTCTTTCGGATGGCAAAATCGCCATATGGGGTTGTCCAGTACTGATCTAGGGGTTGATTTTCCATAATAATTGCGTTGTTTAGTTCAAGTTGCTGCGTATCAGCCTGACTGCATTGATCCATCGTGTACTCGTCCGTCTGCGTACATTTGAGCAACACGAACTCGACGAACTTCAAGAAGAAGAGCATAACGTTCTTTCTGACCTTCTAGATATGTATAGTCATTACGACGCCATTCATCCTTAATTTCTTGCATTTCATAAAGAACGGATGCGTAGCTCATGTTTTCTGACATTTGTGAGTGACCTTGGTTGGTATGAATAAATTATAGCATTAAAAAACCCCTTGTGGGGGCTTATGTTCCAGTTTTAGAATTGGATCAGTTTGCGGTAACCGCATTAAGTTGCTGCTCTAGACTAGTAAGAGTCTTGCTCACGGGTACAACAGGAATAGCTGTATCAGCAGGACTGAATACACGCTCAGGCTCCGCTAGGAGGGCTGTGTTGCCATTTACACCACGTACACCAGCACATAGAGCAAAGTCAGGGAACTGCTCCACATCAATGGTGATGCCTGAGTTGGCAAGTTGAGCACACTGACGAATCATATTGACTTCAGTATCTAAACGACGTTGCTTTGCGATTTCACGCGCAAGCTCCTTACAATACTCGGCAGTATCACCACCGATAGGCATTGTGAACATTACTGTACCACCTAGGTTGTTACCAGCGGTGTTGTAACCTGTGTTGCCCCAACCATTGGTTTGTCCACCGAATCCACCAAATGCAAGCTCTGGAGTTGGACATTGAATACCAGGAGCAAAACCGAACTGACTATTAGATACTGAGTTGATCTGATAGTTGGCGTTTGAACCACCCATAGGGGCTAGGTTGACTGCACCAGAGTTAGTCTGGGTGTTTTGTGCGCTGTTATTTGCATTTGCGTTGAATCTAGCATCTTGTGCCATAACAGGGGCAGAAGATAGAACAACAGCAGCAAAAGCAGCAAATTTTGAAATATTCTTAAACATTGTTATCAAAGAGGAATAATAAAAAGGGGTGATGGGGGAACCACTCCCCCTTATATTCTATCAGCGTGAGAAGGTGCTTAGCTCAGAGAAGTCTGAACGTGAGCGACCACTAAAGTTGAAGCTCTCACGAGTTACTTCACGGATATCACCACTTTCATTACGAGTATACTCGCTGGAAGCGCGACGGAAGTCACCATCTCTAACAGTTCCAGTAGATGAAGAACTATCACCCTCATTTAGAATGATATCGCCCGAGAGACCGCCTTGTAGACCTAGGTCGGCACGTGCGCGACCATTGCTAAAGCCAACGATAGATCGGTTACCCGAAACAAGACCTGCTGCCCTTCCACCAAAACCACCTTCAAAGGTACCTGTGGAGACAGCACCAGTAGATTCTGATACGTCAAGAACTGAATAGTTGTTGGCGTTGACTTCAAGTACGCTACCAGAAGAATTCTCAGTAAACTGACCAGTTACGCTACGAACGTAGGAACTCTGACCACCAGTAACGTTACGAGTAGAGAAGCCAGTGGTGTTGCGGACACCAATTTCAGCGGCAGATACAGCAGATCCGCCAGCGATTGCGCCGACTGTAAGAAGAGCGGCGGCTAGAATTGATTTGTTGAACATTTTTTATATTTGTAAAATAATAAAGAACTAAGTAATCGCAATTGATTACCGATGAATTGTAGCACAAGCACTCACTCAAGTCAAATGATCTTTCAGGATCCTTTGTGGGAGCTTGAAATCTTTTAAAGTCTTATTCAGGACTATCATTGAGTGATGAACATATTATACATCACTGTGTATAATATGGCAAATTGTAGTGGACAGTTTACGATTTGATCTGTAGTAAATCTTCTCTGTATATTAATCTACATTCTACCTGATGCGTGTCAATCTGACCATTAGGATGAAGTAGTTCAAATTCACAAGTATTAGGTGATATTTGAACTAATCCTACTAGCATAGTAAGAGTTAAGGTTACTGGTTCCATTTTAGTGTGTATGTTCGTGAACTGGATGATCAACGACTAGACCGGGAATGTATGGATGTCCATACTCCCAAGTAATAACAGCAAGACAAGCCACTATAGCATAGTTTAAAAATGTCTTCATAGTCATCTATGATATTTACTCCTGATATTATAGCATATACCTATACAACTTCAATGGCTGAGATAGTTGATGCCAACCTTGCATTTAATCCAATATCATTATCAGAAACGACACGGTTAATTGTTAAAATTTCATCGCCAAAGCCAGTGAGATTTTTCATCTGTACTGTATAAGTAACGGCTGATGTTGTTGCTGGCGAATCCAAGTATGAATGTGCTACGTCAAACATCTGAGCGAAAGCATTATCAACATTTACAATCCTAGAAAATGCTGCTGGACGTTGACCAGCTGCAACACCGTTACCGACTAGAGTACCATTCCTAACAAGTCTGAATGCCCCAACTTGGTTGGGGGTCACTGATGCTTTGATATTAACAAACACCATAAACTTACTAGAAGCTGATGATGGAGTTAGAGTAATACTAAAACTAGGAATATCAATCCAGTTACTAGTTGCGGCATAATAAGTATCAGTCTTAGTTGTTGATACTACCTGACCAATAGCATTAGCGCCAGTAGCGCCAGTCGTACCTTGGGGACCACTAGGACCATCATCGCCAGTGGCTCCAGTAGAACCATCGGCACCACTAGGTCCTTCTGGACCAGTAGCACCTTCAAGCCCTTCTGGTGATACTGATATTCCAATCCAAGCTGCCCCGTTCCACTGGAAAGCATAATCACCCGCTAGAAACTGCTGGTTTAGTACTGGATTTTCTGGGAAAGTGATGGCTGCCATTATGTTATTTTAACATTATAGGTGTATTTATCTCCGAATGACTACAGTGTCAATATTTAAAAATAGAGACTGAAGCATAAACTTCGTTGTCACCAGAACTGACAGCACCCCCTAGACCTTCAGTATTACCAAAAGATCCTTGTACAGAATAAGTTTCAATTTTAAATGTTGTATTAGATGAAATCACTACTTTCGTTGTACCATTTGAAAACTTACCACTACTCGAACTGATAACGGAGCTACCTAATGCTTGAACCGAATTAGATGTAACATTTGTCAGTTTTGATCTTTGCCCACTATTATCCCGCGCAGGAGCTGCCCACTCAATTACGTAAGTACCAACACCAAGAGTGAATTGGTTATTACTCAGAGTAACTATACCATCGGGATCAAATTCAGTATTCAATGGTTGCGTTTGATATCCAGCAATTAACGCCCCACCATTTGTTCCACTTGGTTGTTGATGAGACACAAAAGCAAAACTAGGAACAGGACCAACAGGACCAGGAGGACCAGGAGGACCAGTTACTGAAGGACCAGGAGGACCATCGGGACCAGGAGGACCAGTGACGCTTGGACCAGGAGGACCA